TAGACGAACTCTTCATGAAAAAGATAGAAGCCCTACGCGAAAAGCTTGGGTTCCCCTTCCCTGTCAACAGTGCCTACCGCTGTGCAGAACACCCCATAGAAGCCCGTAAGAAGGCCGTGGGCGCACATGCTACAGGTCACGCGATAGATATTGGAGTCTCTGGAGAACAGGCTTACAGGCTTGTAGACGCGGCTATACGATCTGGAGAGTTTGGCGGGATTGGTATTAACCAGAAAGGCAGTAGTAGATTTATACATTTAGATGACATTAAAAATACATCAGAACGGCCTAGACCGTGGATATGGAGCTATTGATTATGAAAGATCACTTAGATGAGTTGTTCCCTTTGCTTGTTACTGTTTTTTTGTTTGCGTGGATGTGGGGGTCTTCGGTTTACGCTGACGAACCTACCTATGTAGATGACGTAGCTCAAATTATTAATGACAACTGTGTGGTGTGTCACCGTGAAGGCGGTATTGGTCCAATGACGTTTGAGTCTTATGAGGCAGTAAGGCCGTGGAGTCCTCTGATACAATACAAAGTACTGAGCAGAGAGATGCCTCCTTATGCTTACGATCATGGCATTGGTCTACAGGATTTACAGGGCGATTGGAGACTCTCTCAAGAAGATATAGATACTATAGTTGAGTGGGTAGACACAGGATCAGAGTACGGAGATAGGGATGTCATAGTGCAAGCGCCTATCCTAGCCGACCCTAGCCAATGGAATTTCTTTGAAGACTTCGGAGAGCCTACAGTAGTCATACCTTCTACACCTATAGATATACCCGCTAGTGGCAACGATATATGGCACAAGCACAATGTAGCTAGTGGTCTAACTGAGGATCGTTGCATTAAAGCAGTTCAAGTTAAGCCTAGAGGCGATGCTAAGAGCGTAGTACACCATGCAAATAGTACTATCACCTTAGATGGTGAGAGATATGGGATGCTTACTGAGTATGCTATGGGCAAGTGGGGCGAGATAGTACCTGCAAATATATGTAGAACTTTGCCTGCCAATGCTGAGATAGCTTGGGACATTCATATGTTTCCCGGTGGTTTAGGCGCGATAGCTCCCGGCACAATGATCAAAGATAATGTAGTAGAGATAGGTCTGTGGCTATACAGCGCAGAAGAGTCTAAAGAACTTGCATACAAGCAAGACTTAAAGCTTTACAGAATTGGCGATCAAAACGATATAGTTATACCGCCTAATGGTTACTACATGACCCAAGCCTTTCATAGTTTTGATCATCCCGTGCGTATTGACTCATGGCAACCACATGGTCACTTGCGTATGAACGCAGCAAGCTTTGAGATATTCTATCCAGAGACAGGGCGCACAGAGTCTATTAGCCAAGTGTCTAACTGGAGTGCTACGTGGCATCATAGTCATCTATACGACAGTGACGTTGCTCCTTTACTACCTACGGGTGCTGTTCTTGTCTTGAAGCAGTGGTACGACAATACATCTGACAACCCCAACAACCCCGATTCAGATATGTGGGTGATGGGCGGTAGCCGTACTGGCGATGAGATGACTCACGCATGGATTGCAGTCACCCATCTTGATGATGAAAAATATCAAGAGCTTCAGGACGAAAGAAGTTCTAAGAGATTAATAAGTGGGACACAATAAATGTTAATACTGTACACAGAAGAACAACTAGGGGCTGCTTTCCAAATCTATGCGCGTACACACGCTGCAAGAGACTTGGACAGTATGCCCTTTGAAGAATTCAGGGATATGTTTGAGTACCAATACTACGCTATGGCTAATCCCGATGACATTTTTGATGGCGCAGAAACTACTAAGCATTAAATATTTGTGTTTCTCTTTCCAGATGTGAGTGCAGTCCTTCTAATGAGGCACAGCCCTCCTGCACTATCTTTCTAATGATAGGAATCTCCTCTGAAGGAAACAATTTATTTATTTCTTCTAAAGGTAAGTGACTAAACTCAGAAATTATATTGCCGTCCCGCGCTAAAAATACTCTGAATGAAACGAGATTCCCTTCTTCTTTATTCTTATCCATGTTCTCCTCCTACCTACACTACTAGATTTGTGAATTGGACAGTTTCTATATTACCTTTTATACCGCCCTTCATATAAGTAGTAGCCCTTCCCTCAAAAAAGTTCTGATGCTCCACTCCTAAAACGTCATCTAACCAATTAAGTGGGTTGTCCTTAACCCCGTAATTAGGTTTTAAACCAAGCTGCAACAAGCGCCTGTCTGCTATGTATCTAATATACTGTTTCATCTCTTCTTTAGAAAGACCTTGTATGTCTCCCATTTTAAATACTAGATCAAGAAACTTGTCTTCTAGTTTCACCATCTCTCTGCATACTTGATATATTTCTTTCTTAAAATCATCAGTCCACAGGTCTAGGTTTTCTTTTATAAACTCTCTAAAGAGCTTGGTCATTGCTTCAACATGGAGAGACTCATCCCGTATACTGTAGGTAACGATCTGCCCCATGCCCTTCATCCTTCCGAACCTAGAGAAGTTCAACAAGATTACAAAGCTGCTAAAGAGCTGTAGCCCCTCAGTAAAACCGGAATAGATAGCCAGATTTTTAGCTATAGATTTCTTATCATTTAATTTTAAAGGTGAGCTGTTGACGTACTCATGCTTTGCAGCCATCTCTTCGTAGTCAGCAAAAGCCTTATACTCTATCTCAGGCATTCCTACAGTATCAAGAAGCAGACTATAAGCGTGTTGGTGTATAGACTCCATGTTAGCAAAGGCAGACATCATCATCCTAGCTTCGGGCTTTTTAAATACACGCATATATTTATCTATGTACCCAGATGCCACATCTACATCCGATTGCGTGAAGAGTCTAAAGATTTGAGTAAGCAGATTTACTTCTTCTACACTCATCTCTTGCCAATCTTTTACATCGTTGTGCAGTGGCACATCTTCGGGCAACCATAGCATTTGATTCTGTTGGACGTAGTAATCAAACATCCACGGGTAATCAAAAGGTTTGTAATAATCTCTTGTGCCTAGCAAACTCATGTTAAAACTCCTGTTTCTAATTCGGTTTCATATTCCCAATACTCTACGATCATACCCTTCGGTACGACCATAATAGTGTTCACATATTTACTATCTTCTTCGCTGTGAAAAATATCAGTTGAAAGAATAAGCTCATTCTCGTTGTCTGCTACTAACCAGCCTACTGTTGAGCGCATAACAGGTTTAAGTTTTATAGCGTCAGCAAGAAGGATATCCGCAGTATCTACCCACGCATCACCCCACTTAACTTCCACTACTTTGTTCTTACCCTTCACAACTTAAACACCCCTCTTCTTCTAAGTTTAACCTTGGTATTTTTATATTAACATTCTCTGTGTTCCTCGCTGAATCAGAACGCAAGTAATAAAGAGATTTAAGTTTATGCATTCCTGCCCAGTGTACATCATTTAGATATTGTAAAAAAGTATCGTGTGTTTCTTGGGTTGCCTCTATTGATGGCGGCTTAAAAAATAGATTAACACTTTGGCTCTGGCATATATACTTCTGCCTTTGATGAGCATGTTCAATAATCCATATCTGATTAATCTCAGGAGCTGTTTTAAATATTTCTTTTTGATCATCATCTAAAATATCTAGGTGCTGCACTGACCCCTCGTGTGCTGCTATATCTTTCCAGACCTCTTCTCTCTTTGTATCCGAGGGGATCAACTCCACCAGCAACTGCTCTAAGTATTTATTCTTAACTTTAAAACTGCCAGTCAGTGTTTTGTGTGTGTATACATTAGCTCGGTTAGGCTCTATAGATGGGCTTGCACCTCCGCATATAATAGAACTAGAAGCATTAGGAGCTACTGCTAGGAGGTGTGCGTTTCTTTTGCCACTCCCCTTCATGTCAGGAGCCTCACCTCTCTCAGCACCCAGAGTTCTTGTAGTAATGTCAGCTCTATTTTTAATAAAAGAAAAAGCTTTGTTATTAAAAGACGAAGCCCACATACTTTCAAAAGCAATGTTGTTCTGCTGTAGATAACTATGGAAGCCCATAGCTCCTAAGCCTATAGACCTTTCTCTCATCGCTGAGTAAGCAGCCTTGTCGTAACCTTTGTTATCGCTTACAGAAGAGATGAAGCTATCTAATACATTATCTAGCATAGTAACAAGATCAGATATAAAATTATCTTCTACAGACCATGTATCGTAATACTCTAGATTGACACTAGACAAACAACAGACCGCTGTCCTGTCTTCGTTAGTAGGTAAAGTTATTTCAGAACACAAGTTGCTTTGTTTTATTTCTAATCCTAATTTCTTTTGTTCTTCTGGTAGAGCCGCATTACATGTATCTATATTGACTATGTAAGGCTCTCCTGTTTCTACTCTTGTTTGTATTATCTGGAACCAGAGGTCACGGGCTGACACTATCTTTACTGCTGTCTTAGTCTTAGGGTCTATCAAGCGCCACTCATCGTCAGCCGCTACTGCTTCTAGAAACGCGTTAGTAATGTTAACTGCATTGTGGAGGTTCAAACATTTTCTGTTCAAGTCTCCTCCTGTAGTTTTTCTCATGTTAATAAACTCTTCTATTTCCGGGTGTGATATATCTATGTAAGCTGCATAGCTGCCACGCCTAGTAATGCCCTGATTAAAGGCTAACATCTGAGAGTCTACAACGTGCATAAAGGGGATAGACCCAGTACTGCGACTACCGTTAGAAGTATCCACACCATTGCTCCTAACATCACCCCAAAATCCACCGATGCCTCCACCTCCACTCGCAAGCCATATGTTTTCATCGTAATGAGCAGATAAACCATCCCTAGAATCAGGTACATAGTTAAGAAAGCAACTGATAGGTAAACCGCGAGAGGTTCCCCCGTTAGAAAGTATAGGAGTACTGAAGCTAAACCAACGATTACTAGCGTACTCGTAAAGTCTCTGTCCAAGATTGAAATCAGTGTGTCCTTTATAAGTAGCGCCAAAAATACTGGCCCTTGCAAAAGCTTGTTGAGCATGTGTTTCCCCTTCCCATAAGTATCGGTCTGTGATTGTTTGTTTACTAAAAGTATTTAGTTCTTGTTCTTTATCGTAGTCAATATGAATACCTAAGTATGGCTGAACTCCAATTTTCTCAGTCATTTTTTAAACTCTCCTTGCGCTTGTCTTTTTTAGCAGCCTGTTTGTTGGGCTGAGGTTTTTCTTTCTTTTTCTTTTTAAAATACTTCTCAGTCCTGTCTGCTTTGCGGTCCCACATTTTATTTCTCGCTAGAGTCTAACGAAGCAATGAGCCGCTCTAGATACCACTTAGCTTTTTTTAAATCCTTTAGGCCGTCTTTATATTTAAAGCGCCACACATATTTTATTACGTTGCCCCTAACATACCCTTCAAATTCTGTCTCACTTAGCATAGCTTCTATTGCTTCAATACATTCTACCTTACCATTATTGTAATGCACTGGATGGTTCACATCATCTGTCTGAACTATTGGCTGTGCTGTCTTCTTTACAATCCGAGCTGGAGTTGTAATCTCATCCCATTCTTGCGGTGTTGCGTCATCAATACTCATAGTGTCTCCTATTCACTTTCAATGTTTAAAGTATTATCTTTTCTGTATTTAACATCAACCCAATTATCTGGCAACGAATCTTCACTATACCATGTAAAGCCGTTTGCTGATGCCCATTCGCCATGACTTCTTTTAGTACCATCTTTCCTACGCTTTGCTTGTGGCATAGGAGAAGAAGGGTTAGCAAATAAAAATACTAATTCTGTACCTTCTGGCAGAGCTTTTCTAACCCATATGTATTTACTGTACTCAGCAAAATCCCAGAACCTACCCTTAGCTTCTAAGAGAATTAATTTACCGTCCATAGTCTTAACAAAATCAGGCTCATAAGTATGCTTGATTATGTAGTTGACTACTTCAACATGATGCTGCCATTTTTTTAAAAGCCCTTTGTGTAGATCGTGTTCCCAATTAGAATCGTAACTAGGAGGCACATCTTTCTCTACAGGTCTTTTAACTCTGGGCTTTCTAAATCCTTTTTTATTTGGCAATGTCCTTTAACCCCACTAAACTAACGTCCATATTAGTTTTCTTTATAAGAGTCTTTACTTTCTTAACTACCCACTTGTAAGAGTAGGCGCTTAGATACAATTGGTTGTCAGTAAAGATATGTGTCTGTGGTGACAGGTAAGTAAATATATTACTTTCATTTACGTTTTTAGATTGTTCTTCAGAGACTAAAGTTTTAAACCACTCAACTAAAATAGTCTTAGATTGTCTCCGTATCTGTTTGCAAATCTTGGAATTCATGGTCTACCTCCTGCACTTTAGGTGCTGCTGCAACTTTAGTTAGGAAAGTATAACCTTTAGCGTACCGAAACACACGCAGTCCTTCACCTTCATTAGAATTTTTAAAGCATTTAAACTTGTGTTCACACCACCCACAATTTTTATTTATTTTCTCATTGCCTTTGATGCCGTCAAGAACAGGCTTAAAGCAATAATCAACCGGAGGTTCTGTTGACTTTAATGCAAGCTTTATATTCTTTATCTTGTTTCTAATATTAGGCTTGTCTAAATCTTCTGGCTGATAGAAACACAGCTCACCGCTTTCTTTATTGAGAACTAGTAGGCCACCGTTGTTAGTACCTTCTGACTCTTCATACCCTGCAAGTTGTCCTAAGTAACCGAAGGGATCGTCATCTCTGAGTGTCCCGTTTTTAAATTTAGAGAATGCAAAGCTCGATGCAGTTTTAATATCAACAACCTCATCATCTATAATACAATCTATGTGTCCAACTACACCATCGACAACAACTTCTTTCTGCTGCCCTGTTAGATCATGGCCCGACATAACCACAAACAACTTAACTAGTTCTTCTAGCATGTGTCCGTAAAGAAATTTAATTTGAGTCGGCACATTTATTGTTGACCGAGCATCTGTACTTTGAGAATCAAACCAAAGTTTACGGGGATGCTTGCCCACATTAGACATCCTAATAGAAAAGCTAGAGTCCCGTTTAGTTGGGTTAGCCCAGGAGCGCATCACCTCTTTCATGGCATCACCGAAGTCATCTATCTGTTCTTCAGTTATACCTATAGGTTCGCCGCTCGACAGAGGCTCTATAGTTTTATATATATCCTGAACTAAGTCATCCATTTTTTATGCCTCACGAATCTACATTTACGACTTTCTGAATTATAATGTAAGTACTGTACGTTTAATTTTTTCTGTTGTTCTGTTTTTCCTTTTAGTCTCCCGTCTTTGTATGACTTAACATCTATTAATGTTAGCTCTCCTTCTGGAGACATGGCTACAATATCTACTGGGCCTGTACAACCACAGTTTTTAAATACATGATAACCCTTATCCCATAACCATGTAACAGCATAATGTTCTGCCAGATCACCCACTCTATTTGGATCGTGTTTAATGTGTTTCACTCCAGTTTGCTCCTATGTTGTATTCACCATCAAGAGGACACTTCATATCAAACTCTAGTCCCGCATTTTGTATAGCTAATATACCTAACTCGCCTACTTTCTTAGCGTCTTTCTCAGACACTTCAATCTGCCACTCATCATGTATGTTAGCTACAAAGTGAGCGTCTAAATTATTATCCTTAATGTAACTGTTAAGTAGGTGCAGCGCTTCCTTCATCACTATGCTGCCTCCTCCCTGCAATAAAGAATTGAGCGCTGCATGAGCTGACCTTATG